CAAGTAATTTGTGCAATCTCCAGTTTGATAATAAATTTCAATCTCCTTTTTAAATAATTCTGGATTTACATAAAATTCATCTTTGGCTTTTTTCTTTTTTTCTTTTTCCATTTATTATATTGTATAATACATATTATATAAATCAATAAATTATTTTTCTTTAATTATATGTTTTTCAAATTCTATTTTTTCTGAATTATAAATTTCTATTCTTTTATTTGAATGTTCTTTACCGTATTCTAATAAATCTGCAATATCTATAATTAATAATTTCTCTTTATTTTCATTTAAACGTAATCCACGACCTATACTTTGTACTGTTCTAATAAAACTTTTACCACCAGCAGCAAAAAGTATCATATGTAAATTTTTAATGTTTACTCCTGTAGAGAAAATAGAGCTTATAGCAATACAAATCACATTATTATTTTTTTCCATTATCTGTTTTACTTTATCTCTTTCTTCTACATCAACTTCACCTCGAATAAAAAATACTTGTTTATCTTTTAAGTTGTTAGATAAAAGATCAAATAAATGTTGACCGTGATCAATATTATTAAGCAATATTAAAGAATTATTTTTGAAATTTTCACAAGTTTTTTGAATTACTTTGTTTCTAAAAGCATTATAAGATAAAAACTGTAATTCATTTCTATAGTTTTCTGTTGGATCTAAAACATCTCTTATTTTTTTAGGTGGATTTAAATAATTTAAATAAAATATTTTTATTGTAGCATTTGTTAAAAATTTTTCTTCTCTTAATTCATGCGAACTTTTTTTAATTAAAACCGAACCTACTTTACCAATAACTGTCCATTTATCCAAATTATCTTCTGGTAAAGTTCCAGTTAATCCAAATTTATTTGGTGTTTTAATTTTATCTAAAAGTTTTGTACATTTATTACCTCTATTAAATTTATGTACCTCATCTAAAATCAAAACATCTACACATTTAATCCATCCATTCTGTTCGAATTGACTTCTTATTATATCTATATTTGCTATAATAACATTAGCATCTAAATCTGGAGTTAATTTACCTGTCCAACGTGTTACACTAAAACTTACATTATATTCCAAAAAATCATTATATGTTTGATTAACTAATCCTAGATCAGGTACTATGATTAAAGCTTTGAATTTTTGTAGATTTTTAGAATATAAATAAAAATTATCTATTAATGTTGCTATAGTTAAAGTTTTACCAGCACCAGTACCTAATAAAACTATACCTCTACCATTAGATAAACATTTATTAACTGCTTCTTCTTGGTAATCTCTTAATTCTAAATTAAGACGTTTAATAATAGGTTTATCTAATTTAGGATTTAATTCTTTAAAAGCAGCTTCTGTAAATTGTAAAGGTTTTTTGGATCTGGATTTTAAAAACTCGTTAATTTCTTCAGATAACCCTATATCAAAATGCCCCATAGGAGAAATACTATATAATCTTTTTGGAACAAAAAAAGATCTAGCAAATTTTGCTGCTTCATTATATACAGAAAAATATTCTCTAACCTCTTGAAGATCTTCTCCAGAGAGCACCCCTTTACCTTTTTTTATGTCATAATCTACTATCATTGGTTACATTTGTTCCATACTAGTCATATGAATCATGTTTTTTAAATCATATGTTATACTAGAATATATCTTTTCAACTTTTTCTAAATATTCAATTATTGATTCATGTTCTTTTAATTCTTCGTTAATTTTTTTGATTTCATCAGTGTGTTCTATAGATTTTTCTAAAGCAGATTTTGATAAACCTACAGGTGATGATGTAGATGCTTTATCAATTAATGATTTAACTATTGAGTCTTTAGTCTTTTTTAATTGATTTAATTCTATTTTGTGATTAATAAGTCTAGAAACCCAAAAATGTTTTCTTGCTGGAGCACGCATAGAAGTTTCTTTTAAATTCATTTCGTTTATATCCAGTTCTGAATTAATATCATTTATATATCTTTTCAAGATTTCCATATATTAATTGTATAATAAAAGTTAAATAATTCAATGAGTAAATTCGATGAATTATATACATATTTAATGGAATATATGACTATTGGTGGTTCTGGAATTATGACTAAATATGGAAATGTTGATGCTGGAGCTACAGGGGGGTCTTTCGGTAATGTAGATTCATGGAATACAGGATCTTCAATATTAGCCAAACCACTAGGAAAAATTCAAAAAAGAAATCTAAAAATTAAAAAATCTCGAAAAAATAAAAAATAAAGATAGAAATCTAAAATCTAAAAAATCTTAAAAAATAATACCATTATAATAAATATATTTATGGTGTTAAAAAATGATAAAAAAGAAAAATTAGAATATATTAAAAATAACATACATAAATATAAATCAATATCACATTTTTTACAAAAAAATAAAAAATTTCATTATTTTTATTATAAACACAAAACAGAAATAGGTGATTTTAAAAATATTTTTGGTACAAGACGAAGTTCTATACAACAATTAATATGTAAAAAAATATTAGAAACAATTTTAAATGATAAATGTTTATATAATACAAGAAAAATCCTAAAAGATAAAACGGAATTAGATGTCTTTTCGGAAAAATATAAAATAGCATTAGAGTATAATGGCTATTATTGGCACAAAAATAGCAATTTAAAAGATAAAACAAAAAGAAAATTATGTGAAGAAAATAATATTTTATTTATTTTAATAAAAGAAAATAGTTTAAATGAATTAAAAAGTATAAATGATTCTATACTAAAAATAAAAAAGCAATTTAAAAAATATATTAAAAAAATAAACGAATTTACTAATTTAAATATAACTAAAAAAACTATAGATGCTATAATAATAGAAGATAAAGATTTGTTATATGAGACTTATAGTCAAAAAGATATCGATTATATTTTAAATGAATGCTGTAGATATTCGGAAATAAAAGTAAAATATAATAAAATATGGCAATTTTTATTAAGAAATAAAAAATTATATTTATTAAATCCTATAAAAGAAAGAGATTATATTTATATGAATAAAGAGAAATTTATAAATTATGTACTTAATAAGTATAATAGTTATACAGATTTTATAAAAAATAAAATATATCAACTTGCAAGAAAAAGGGAATATTTATCTGAAATTAAATATTGTTTTGATAAAAACCTTTCAAATTTTGTGGAGCACGATTCAATCTAACATGAATTATGCCATTGTAGACATCATCTCTAAAAAGAACATTATTTTGTATTTGGTAATTCAATTCTTCGTATTTCATTTGCCATTTACTTGTACAACATTTTAAAATAGTCCTTTTAAATGATTCTTTTCCGTATTTTTCTATATCAAAAAGCAATTCTTTGCTACTACCATAATATGATTTCCAATCAGATTGTTTAACAACTCTTCTTTTTCTTGTTTTTCCTTTTAATGGTGGTTTAGAAATTTTACTAAAAAATTGTTTACAACCCCAATAATATTTTTTTTCTCCTATTCCAGCATTTATCCTTTCTATAAGATAGACAAATCCAAAATAATTTTCTATTTTCTCTGGTATATTTTCCCATTCCATTAATTAATTTATGATTCTATTATATTTTATCAAACTTAAAAATATAATTTGACAACATTAAAAGCTATGCTACAATAAATCATGGATTTGGAAATTAGTGAATTATATAATTTAAATATTATTAACTTAAATAAATTACTAAAAGAAAAGATATCCGTAGAAATAGATAATTTTTTATACGAAAATAATTTAAAAGATATATCAAAGTCTTCAAAAGACTATAATAAAATTTTTAAACACTTCTTTATTAAGAATTTAATAGATAATATAAAAATTGATTATGATAATATTTTCCTTTTTCAAAAAGATGAGGAAGATTTAACTTTCAAAGATTTTTATACAAAAATTGTACAATACGTAAAAACTTTAAACTTAAATATATATATCTTTGATAAAGAGAATATTAATGAAAGTAGTAATATAAACTATGTATATAAATTTAAAACATTTATAAAAAAGAAAAAAAATCCTAATTTGAAAAAAATTCAAAGCTTTTTTGAGAAAAATGAATTAACTTATTTAACAGATAAATTAAAAAATAACATTAAAATAAAAATGTTATTGCATAAATAATCGTATGAAGTTTGATAAATTGGTACAAAAAACTTATGTTTTATTAGAAGCTGATATTGCTGGAGTGGATGAAGTGGGCAATCCACCTGGGCCTAAACCTCCTAAAGGTGAATTACAAAACAAACCATCTGCTTCTGATCCGAATGATTCTGATCTTAGTAGTAATATTCAAGCACAACAAAAAGGTTTAGCTGATATAGTTACAGATTTAGTTGATACTTTTGAACAAATTTTAAAAACTCAAGACCAACAATTACAAATAAAATTTATTGATGCTTTACGTTCTGCTTCTGTTGGAGGTCCAGATAAAGTTTTACAAAACATTGAAGATGTAAAAAATGAATATTTCCCTGATGCAATACCACAAGATCAGACATCTAAATAATAAATAAGTATATGCCATTATTAAAAGGAGCTAAAGCTAAAACTAAAAAAGGTTTTCAAAAAAATGTAAAAACCGAAATTAAAGCTGGTAAAGAACCTAAACAAGCTGTTGCTATTGCTTATAGTCTTAAGCGTGGTGGTAAAAAAAGACGTAAAAAGAAGAAATCTGAAGTTATTAAGTCTTCTTATGATGCTTTAGTAAATTCTTTTTTACAAAATTATTTGTTTGAAACTTTTGAGACTGATGAAGATGCAGAAGATGAAGATGATGAAACTTCTGATGAAATTAAGAAACAAGCTGATGAAAAAGTAAAAGAAGCTCAAACAAATGCACAAAAAGTAAAATCTAACTTGAATAATCCGTTGGTTCGTGCAGCATTTAAAGCTGGGCAAGGTAGTGGTTTAAAAACAAAACCAAATATGCCATAAATAATTAAATGAAATCGTTTAAGGAGTTTTATTCCGAATCTAAAATAACTTTTTCTCCTAAAGAGCCCATTTCTATAGTTGGTATTGGTGATTTTTCTGCTAAAATAGATAGTGGGAATGATGCATATGGGGTTCTTCATGGTGATGATATAAAGATAGAAGACGATATTGTTCATTTTACAACATCAGACGGTAAAAGAATCCAAAAAAGATTAGTTGATACTATTAAAATTAATGTCGGTGCTGGTGTAGAAGAATCTAGACCTATAGTTCATTTTGATTTTATTCTAAAAGATAAAAAATATACAAACCAAAAATTCTCTATAGGTAATAGATCTGAGAATGATGAGAAAGTATTAATAGGTTTAAAGTTTTTAGAACCATTAAAAGCATTAATACAATGTTAAATAATGTGTATGAAAAAGTTTTCAAGATTTTTAGAAAATACTTTTCGAACATCTAATTTAAGAAGAGTAAGATTAAAAGTTGATCCTGCTTATTGTGCTAATGGTGAAATTTCTAAATTTCAAGGTTATGAAGGTTTTGTGCTGTCTGAAGATGGTGTGACCGCTAAAATGTATATAGAAAATTTTGAAGGGGGTGTGATGGCTGATATACCATGTGGGATGATAGATATAGAAAGTGGTTTAACTAAGATGGAAAAATTAAAAATGAATATTTTAATTTTTTTGAAAGAAAATAAAGATATGGCATTTGATAGTCCATTAGTTCAAATGGTGATGAATAGTCCAGATATTCAGACATTGGAATCATTTTTATTGAATAATGGTTGTACAGAAAAAGATCTTTTAGAAATATATAGAATGGAGTATTTATAATGAAATTCGAAGATCTATATGATTTGTATATAAAAAAATATCCTTTGTATGAAGGTATAATGTCAACTGTTGGTAAAGCTATTGCTAATGTGGTTTCAGCACCAGTTAAAGCTGTAGTTAAAGCTAGTCCTTTAGGTACTATTACAAAACCCGAAAATAATCCTTATGCAGAATTTTTCAAAGTTAGATACGATTATTTTAATAGTAAATATAAAAATAAAGTAGTTGATAAAAACACCAACAAACCTTTAGATTCTAAAATCTATGTTTTGGTAGAACAAGAATATATAAATAAAAAAATTAATAGTGGTGATAACAATCTTTTGAGAAAAGTTACTTTTATAAAAAATGGAACAAATTTAGGTAAATTTAAATTTAATTTAAATCAAGTTAAAAGCAAAAACTTGAATGTGGATAAAATTTTATTACCTTTGAATAGAATTACACCTAATGCAAAAACCGAAGCATATAATCTTTTTGCTGAAAGTGATATGACTGCAATTAATTTTCCCTCTGATATAGATACAGATTTGTTAGATATAATAAAGAATATACTAAAACAGAAAAAAATAGATGGTTATTATGACGAAAAAGAAATAGTAAAAGTAATAAAAGATTCTATTCTTAATTCTCTTAAAAAATTAAGTTTTCCAGAAGATAAATCTTTATTAGCATTTAAAGTTATTTGGTTTTTTATATTCAGTCGTGAAACTGTATTAAGATAATATGGATCAAGATTTATATAATATATATAATAAATCTGTACAGAATAAAGGTTCTGTTATATCTAAAATATCTAATCCGTTTTCAGGATCACCACAAATTGAAAGAGATCCAGAATCTTTAAAATTAGAAAAATCTGTATTTTCTAGAATAGCAGAACTAACAAAAGATCATGATATTCCTAGAACTATAACTACTAAATCTAATAATTTACGAGTAGTTTCTTTTGAAGAAGCATTAAAAGAATTGGTAGAAATGGAAAAATCTACTGGATTTGTTGAATCCCCTCCAACTTCTTAACAATAAATCGTAAGATTTGTGAACGTACCACTTCGTTTTCACTAAAGATAAATGTGTGAATTCCTTTTTCTTCGCTCTCTGGGTTATTAAAAGCATCTCGAATTTTTCTAAATCCTGATTTATTTCCGATATCAGATTGAAAACTATCACCAATTACAATATATTTGGTGTTTTCACCGAATCTTGTAAGTATAGAAATACTTTCTTTTAAATCCAAATTTTGTGCTTCATCGACAATAACAACAGAATCACGAAATGTTAAACCTCTAACGAAATTAACAGGCATACATTTAATGATTCCATTCCCCATAAGTTCTCCTCCAGCTTTAGAACCAATTAATTCATCTAGTTTTTCTATTAATGGTAATGACCAAGGTTGGAATTTATCTGCTAATTCACCTGGGAGACTACCGATACTTTTAGAAGCACTTTCTACAATAGAACGTAAATATACAATTTGATTAATTTGTCTTTTTGCTAGCATTTGTAATGCTCCATACACAGACAAATAAGATTTACCAGAACCTGCTGGACCATCTACGAAAATCATTTTTGTATCCTTATACAATAATAATTGCATAAAAGAATTATGTACTTCATTCAATTCAAATTTATTATTAATTCTGAAATTACAGAAATTACTCAGTTTTCTGTTTTTTTCTATTGAGTTCAGGATCTCTTCAGCTTCTAATTCCAATTCAAGATTCTTCTTTTTTGGTTTTTTTTGTGATGCCATTACTATTATTTATTTTGGGATACGTAAAAGTCATTGCTATATATAAACCTTTTTGGTATGGTAAGTAATTATATGGATAATTTAGACGTAAATTTGATTGCAAAAATCATTCTTATAGATTATAGGAGTGCAAGAGTGCTTTTACTTAAATCGAAAAGATTGAATAAGTATCATTTGCCTGGGGGTCATCTACACAAAAATGAATCTTTTTCACAAGGTATTAAAAGAGAATTAAAAGAAGAAACTAATTTAACTTTAAAAAATTTCAGAATATTTTATAGTAAACCATATTTTAAATTATATTTAGGTGTAGCATATCCAAATGTTATAAAGCTTAGTGAAGAACATGATGATTATGTTTGGGCTTCGATAGATAAAGTACACACATATCCTTTATGTAATTTTACTATAAAAGATATGCATATGTTAAAAAAATATTGGTTTAATCAAAAAAGAAATAAAGTAAAATCGGATAATTACGATAAAATAAAAGACGAAAATAATTCTCTTGTTTTTGATCAAGAATGATGTATTATATATTATATGCGTATAACTATTAGTGGAGCACAGAATACAGGTAAATCTACTCTTATTAAAGATTTTTTAGAGAATTGGAAGAATTATAAAACTCCTGATAATACTTACAGAGAAGTTTTAAAATCTAAAAATTATCCTTGTAATAAGAAATGTAATACCGAAGGTCAGTGGGCTATTTTAAATAGCATGGTGGATGAGATGCAAAAATATTCTAAAGAAGATAATGTTATCTTTGATAGAGGTCCATTAGATTGTTTAATATATTCTTTGTGGGCTTGTGAAAAAAAATCATCAGATATTAATAAAGAATTTATAGATAAAATTATTCCTATTGTTAAGGAGTCTATGAAGTATACTGATATTATATTTTTTATACCTATTTCTAAATTATCACCAGTTCCTTTAGTTCAAGATGATTTGAGAGATATCGACCCTATATACATTAATGAAATTGATAACCTATTTAAAGCAATTTTTCATCTATATCAACATAGTTTTGATAATAATCCTTTTCTTCCTACTGATGATTGCCCTGCTATTATTGAGCTTTTTGGTAACAGAAGAGAAAGAATTACGTTAATTGAACAATATTTAAATGTTGATGGTCAAGTTATAGGAGAAGAAGGAGGATCAATTTTAGATCCAAGTAATATAAAAGATTTAGAAAATCTTTTGATGGAACAAATGACTGCGGATCAGAAAGAAAAATTATTGAAACGTGAAAAACAATTAGCAGACGAGTTTATGATGAAAGAAAATGAAAAAAAAGCTAAAAGACGCTAGATTTTCAATATAGCCATTACAGTGTAAACTGCTTCTTGTTCTGCTACAACATCCACAGCAACCGTAGATCCTCCTGATACATCATATCTGGTAAATCCTCCTCGTATTGTTATAACTCCAGTTTCGTCGTTTATGCTTTCTACATATGCTGGAAATCTAGCAGCATAAGAATTTGCTGGAGTTACGCTGATGTCTTCGAAACTTAATCCTAAATTAGACATAGTTGGTTGTAATACATTTGAACCAGTTTTAGCTAAAGTAGGTATAGTAATTACACATTTAGATACATATAATTTTTGTGTAAGTTCAACATAAGTCGATAAATTTTCTAAATTAGTACTTACAGTGTTTATATCTGATGATAAAGTGTAGAAAGTATTGGTTATACTTTCATTAAAACTTGTTTGTAAATTACCTAAATTAGTATTAGTTGTATCTATAACAGTAGATAATGCTACAAGAGAAAAATTTGTATCAGCTACTGTAGTAGTTAGTACATTATTTTCTGGTGGTATAATTAAATTTTCAAAGTTTAATATTCTGGTACCAGTAGAAGTTTCAACAATAATGTAATCACCGTTATTGATTTCAGTTAATTCTGGTAAATCTTTAATATTAATAAAAACTTCATTAGCCATTTGAATTATTTATTGATTTTTTGTATTTATACAGTAAAATATGTTAATGAAACCAAAAATCGGTTTAGGATTAGTTACTTATAATAGAGAAAACTATTTTAAAAAATGTTTTCAATCAATTCCTAGAGATGGAACACTAGATGAAATAGTGGTAGTTAATGATGGTACTCCTTATAATTTAGATATTAATGTAGAATTAATTCAACATGATACCAATAAGGGGGTAAGTGTATCTAAAAACGATGCCTTTAAATATCTTATATCTAAAGGTTGTGATTATATTTTTTTGATGGAAGATGATATAATTATAAAAGATAAATCAGTATTTGATAGATATATAAATGCATATAAAGAAACTGGTATACATCATTTTAATTATAGTCAGCATGGTTTAATGAATAAACTTCCTAATACGGAAACACCAAAACCAATATCAAATATTGAATATAAAAACACTTCAATACAATTATATTTACATTGTGTTGGAGCTTTTTCCTTTTATACTAAAGAATGTTTAAATAAAGTAGGTTTAATGGATGAAAATTTCTATAATGCTACAGAACATCTAGAACATACTTATAATATTATTAAAGCAGGAATGCATCCACCTTTTTGGTGGTTTGCTGATATTTATGAATCTAATAAGTATCTATCAGATATTCCATGGACTATTAGTTCTAGTACAATTTCTTCTAATCCAAATCATAGAAATATTGTTAATAAATCTTATGAATATTTCAAGAAGAAACATAAATTACATTTACTTGAAATTCCCAGAGTTTCTTTGGAAGAAACAAAAAATAATCTAAAACTTATATATAAAAATAAATTATCATGAAAAACTTATCGTTTGTAATAGGAGTAAAAATTGATAGTCAGGATAGATTAAATAATTTAAAAATATCTGTAGATAACTTACAGCATAATTTACCAGATTCGGAAATAATAATTTCAGAATTTGATATAGATTCTAAAATCGGTAATTCTATAAAAAATGTTAAACATGTTTTTGTAAAAACTGAAAATTTTTTTAATAGACAAAAATCAGTAAACTATGGAATTAGTAATTCTGACAGAGATATAGTTGTGCATTATGATGCAGATATTATTTTAAATAAAACAATAGTAGAAAGATGTGTTGATTTATTATTAACTAATCAACTTGATGTGGTTTATCCACACAATGGATATTTTTATGATATACCAAAAGAATATCATTATGAAATATATAATAATAAAAATTTAAATAATATTTTAAAAGAAAATTGTAAATTACTAAGTACTCAAAATGTTGGAGGTGCTGTTTTCTTTAATAGAAATATATTTTGGCAAGGTGGTGGAGCCAATGAAAAATTTTTAGGAGTTGGGTATGAAGATAATGAAATATATGAAAGATATAAAAAATTAGGATATAAAATAGGAAGAGTGAATGCTCCAATATTTCATTTGAATCACGAAAGAAAAGAAACTTCTTTTGATTATAATCCTTATAATAAAATAAACTTACAAGAACTTACACGTATACGTAGTATGAATAAATCGGAATTATTAGAGGAAGTTAAAACTTGGAATTATAAAGTATGAAGAAACATAAAATATATATTCATGATTCTATTTTCAGGCATGGATTATATACATCTAATCCACTTCCTATTGTAAGACATTCTAAATATATGGTATGGGATTTTAATCCACCAGAAAATGATGAGATTAAAATAGTTTACACAGATACATCATTCAATTTGGCTAGAAAAAATAGTAAAAATAATATAGGATGGTTGTTAGAATCTCCTGAATATAATAAGAAATATTATGAATGGATGAAACATAATTTTGATAATTTTAAACACGTTATCACTCATAACAAAGAATTATTATCTATTAATAATAAATTTAAATTTGCTCCTCATGCTGGGGCTTGGATTGATGATTATGATTTTAATGTATATGATAAGTATAAAGATTTCAGTTTGATAGCATCATGTAAAAACGAAACAACTGGACATAATTTAAGACATCAAATAGCTAGAGCTGGTTCAGATAGAATAGATTTATATGGTAATGGATATAACATGATAGAAAAAAAGATTACAGCTTTAAAAGATTATAGATATACTTTTTGTATAGAAAATTGTAAAGTAGATTATTATTTTACAGAAAAATTGATAGATTGTTTTTTAACAGGAACTATACCAATTTATTGGGGATGTCCTTCTATTGGAGATTTTTTTAATTTAAAAGGTATGATTGTATTTGATGATTTGAATGATTTGAAAAATAAATTAAAATTTTGTAATAAAGAATATTATGAAAATAATTTAGAATATGTATATGATAATTTCGAAAGAGCTAAAAAATATCTTTTAGCAGAAGATTATATATACGAAAACGATAGAACTTTACTTTATGAATAAAAATTTAACATTAATATCAGCTTCTTATAACACACCAAATGTTACAGAAAATATGTTGAAAAGTTTTACTAATTTGTATAAAGAATGTAAAATTTTAATTTCTGAAAACTCTACGGATAACAATACGGAAAAATTACTTAAACAGAGTAATATACCTTATTTTAGAAATGAAAAGGGTTTACATGGTCCAAGTGTTGATATTCTTTTAGAGAAAATTACTACAGATTATGCTTTATTGGTAGATACTGATGTTATCTTTTTGAAAGATTGTAGTGATATATTCAAACAATTTATTGATCTGGATTTGACTTTGATGGGTGAAATTGTTGGGGATAGAGGGGGGAAACGATTGCATAAGCGTGTTAATCCTTGGCATTGTTTTATTAATGTTAAAAAAATTAAAGAAAATAATATTAAATTCTACGATGAAATTCGAATGAAATCTAGAGATGTTATTAGATATGATGTTGGTTCGTCATTTTTTGAAGATATTAGAAATAATAAATTGAAAATTGGTAATTTCAATGGTGAAGGAAATTATTACAAACATTATGAGGGAATGTCTTGGAGAGTAAATCGGTATTCTAATGCTCCGTTAGATGGTGATATTGATAATAATACTGATGATACACATAATAATTTAGGTTTATATAATTATGGAAAATTAGTAGAAAAAATATATTTAAATGAAACAGAAAAATATAAAAATCTAAAAATAGTATATAATAACTAAATGATGTTTATTTCTTCTATTTTAAAAGGTGGTCTAGGAAATTTTTTATTTCAAGTAGCAGCAGGACAATCTGTGGCTTGGAGAGATAATAAGGAATTTATTTGCTTTATACAAACAGTACATAGAATTCATTCTGATGTATCTACATATTATAATAATATTTTAAGAAATGTTAAATTCATTAATAATGATATAAGTTTTCCTATGTATGAAGAACCGTTTTTTCATCATAAAGAAATTCCTACTGTGGAACATAGTTTAACTTTAGATGGATATTTTCAAAGTGAAAAATATTTCATAAATCATATTGAACAAATCCATAAATTGTTTGAGATAGATAATAACACAAAACAATATTTAAAAAATAAATATAAAAATATTTTAACAGAAAATACTTGTTCTATACATGTTAGGAGGGGTAACTATTTAAATTTACAACATTTTCATCCCGTCCAATCTATAGAATACTATAAGAAAGCTATAAGTTTTTTTGATAAAGATACTACATTTTTAATATTTTCTGATGATATGGAATGGTGTAAATACGAATTTCAATTTTTAAAAAATAAATTTTTTATAGAAAACAATAAAGATTATGAAGATTTATATTTGATGTCTATGTGTAAAAATAATATTATAGCTAATTCTTCTTTCTCTTGGTGGGGAAGTTACTTAAATAAAAATATAAATAAAAAAGTTATAGCACCTAAATTATGGTTTGGTTTTGGATTATCAAATAATAACACTAAAGATCTTTATTGTTCTAATTGGAATATTATATAAATTATGAAAACATTACTAATATCATTTGCTTCAAGTCCTAAATGGTGTAGATCCCAAGAAAATCTAAATAAATCTGCCGAAAATAAAGGTGTTAATGGTTATATATCTTATAACCTTTCTAATTTAGAAAAAGAATTTTTCGATAAAAATAAAGATATTTTAAATAATTATACGAGAGGTTGTGGTTATTGGATGTGGAAATCTTGTATATTTAAACAAGCTATTGAGAAGTTGGAAGATAATGATATATTATTATATGTAGATAGCGGACATACCATAATTAATAATTTGAATTATATCATCGAACAATGTAAAAAAGATGATATAGTTTTTTTTAATAACATGGATAAGAAAAAACAACATTTTAATAGAAAATGGACTAAAAGAGATTGTTATGTTTTAATGGATTGTGATGATGAAATATATTATGATGCACCACAAGTTGATGCTTCAATTATGTTATTTAAAAAATGTGATTTTGTTAAAAAGTTTTTGGATGAATTTTATTATTATGCTAATAATAGAAATATAATAACTGATTTACCTAATATAACTAAACCAAATTTGCCAGAATTTCATGATCATAGACATGATCAATCAATATTATCTATTATGGCTAAAAAATATAACATAAATTTATTACCTCAACCATCTCAATTTGGTAGTGAATTGGAAAGACCATACGAACAATTATTTTATCATCATAGAGGAGTATTTTAAAAATTCTTAATATTAAGAATCTTGATAGTTTCTAAAATTTCAGTAAATAGGCTGCATGAAAGATGTAAATTTAGAAGTATTTGTTGTTGCATATGATCAAATACAAAATAAAGTAGTTGAACAATTAACTGAAGAAGAGTTAAAATTTGTTACAGCATACACAGTTCAAAAAAAGGTTAAAAAATTAATATCACCATTAGTAAATAAAACAATTAAAGAATGGGAATTGCCTTGGAATAATTATGATTTCCAATCTAAACAGTATTATGAGTATGGAACTTTTTTGCATCTTTATAACAACTATGAATTGATTAAAGATTTAACACATGTAGGTGTGGTGCATTATGATGTTATCTTTAATAAAAATTCTGTTAATGAAATAATAGAATCTCTAAAATTAGAACCAGAAACTATTTTTTATGAAATGAGGAGAGGTAATAATGCTTTATTTTTATCAGATTATGAACTAGATCGTATATGTGAATTTATGAGTAATGGTTTGGGTATGAATATAGATAGTAAATATATTAAAAATAATGAGTGGATAAGTGAATGTTTGAGTGTTACTCCAAAACATGTATTTTTAAAATTTGCTAAATTTTTAAACGATTTTTATCTTGAAATTGAAAACATTTTACTGCAAAATAGATGGGGTATAATGAATACTTGTAATCATAGGATGTGTGGTATTGTAGAAAGAATGTGGGGGTTTTATTTGATATCATGTGGACTACCTTTAAAGCAGATGAATATCCGTCATGACTGGAATTCTTATCAACATAAACATTTGGAATATATCGGAACAGGATTAAATAGAATGCAAATATGAATAATTTAGAAATTTACAAAAAGATATTAGAAACGGATAATAATATTCTAAATAGTTTAGATTTAAATTCTAAGTTTAAAAATTTATTAGAATATGATCATACCTATAGATTTTTGACTTTAGAATCTGGTACTGAACATTATAGATTGCTTTCATATATATCGACATTATATAATAATGTTAAATTATTTGATGTTGGGACTAACGCTTGTAGATCTGCACTTTCATTGTCATATAATACAAACAACAAAATTAAATCTTATGATGTAATTCAAATTTTGGATAAGAATCCAATAATAGAAAATGTAGAGTATATCTTGGGGGATTCTACTGAAGATAATGACTTATATGATAGTCCTTTTGTTTTCTTAGATGTAAATCATGATGGAATCTATGAAAATATTTTTTATAATAAATTAAAAGAATTAAATTGGAAAGGTATTTTATTATTAGATGATATCCATCTAAATGAAGAAATGAAAACATTTTGGAATAATATAGAATACCAAAAACATGATATAACTTCAATAGGACATTGGAGTGGTACAGGAATAGTTTTATTTAATTAAATGGAATTTAATGTTAAAAACATTTTAAATGCTGGTAATTACGAAGATATTTGTGATTATTCTATAATTCCACCATATGGGAAATATTTTGTTCCAGAAATTTTAAATAGAAATGCAACAATTTTTTGTAAAACTGATTTTATAGATTATTTGTTTGAAAATTTAAAACATTCAAAGTATAGTTATAACATAATAACGCACCATAGTGATTATCCTATTAATCAAGAAAGATGGAATAAAAAACCGAAATGTGTAAATAAATGGTTTGCGATTAATCCTACAGTTAAAGATACAAATCTAATTCCTATACCATTAGGATTAAAAACTCATAAAGGTAGTTATTTAGAACCACAATATATGACCAGTTGGTTTGGTAGTAATATTAATTCTTTAGAAAAAACTAAAAAAATAAATAAAGTTTATTGTAATTGGAATATAACAAATTCAGACAGAATTAATATAATTGATAAATTAAAAATTAATAATATAGAATATATTCATGATCATAACTTACCATTTAATGAATATATACAAAGAATGGCTGGGCATAAATTTGTATTATCACCTATTGGTAATGGTATAGATTGTCACAGAACATGGGAAGCACTATATGTAGGTTGTATACCTATTGTAATTAAAAATTATATATATGATGTTTGGGATTTGCCTATTTTGCAAGTAAATGATTTTTCGGAAATAACACAAGAACTATTAGATTCTTTTACGATTAAAAATTATAATAAAAATTTATTGACTATAAATTTTTGGAAATCTTTAATAGATATAAATTTATAAATAAAAAACAAAAACTTAAAATGATAAACAAATTAGACATACCTTTAGTAAGAGATACAATAGATTTAGATACTATTAAGAAATTAGTAGGTTGGTTAGAAACTAATCCTAAATTAACCAAATCCGATTTAACTATTGAATTTGAAAAGAAATGGTCTGAATATTTGGGTAAAAAATATTCAGTTTATGTTAATTCTGGATCTAGTGCAAATTTATTAATGATATATGCTTTATTACAATCTAAAAAATTAAAAAATAATAAAATAATTTTACCAGCAGTATCTTGGACAACTACAGTAACACCAGCAATTCAGTTTGGGATGGACCCAATTTTATGTGAATGTGATAAAGATACATTAGGTTTAGATATAAAACATTTAGAAGAATTAGTTGTAGCATATAAACCTTCTGTAATTATGTTGGTGCATATATTAGGTTTTCCTAATAAAATGCAGGAGATTTTAGATATATGTAAAAAATATGATGTAATTTTATTGGAAGATTCTTGTGAATCTATTGGATCTACATACAATAGCATTAAGACTGGAAATTTTGGTTTGATGAGTACTTTTTCGTTTTTTTATGGTCATCACATGTCCACTATAGAAGGTGGAATGATTAGTACTGATGATTATGAATTATATAAACTTTTAGTTTCTTTACGATCCCATGGTTGGGATAGAGATTTGGATGAAGATAGTAAACGAGAACTGAGAACCAAATATAATGTAAATGATTTTAGAGCATTATACACTTTTTATTACCCAGCCTTTAATTTAAGATCAACAGATTTACAAGCTTTTATAGGATTACAACAATTAGAAAAAATTAATGATTTTTCTGAAAAGCGATATAGAAATTATTTGTTATATCAACAAAATATAAAAAATAACTTTTGGAAAATTAAAGATTATGATAATTGTTTTTATTCTAATTTTGCTTATCCTATTATACACCCAAAAATAAAAGAATTGGTATCTATATTAGATGAATATAATGTAGCATCTAGACCTTTGGTTTGTGGGTCGATTGGTAAACAACCATATTGGGTTGAGTTATACGGTGAAGAAAAATTTGATTTTGCTGATGTAGTACATTATAATGGTTTATATTTACCAAACAATCATCAATTAGAAGAAGAAGAAGTTTTACAAATTTGTAAATTAGTTAATAATATAATCGCATGAAAAAAGCTCTTATAACAGGTATAACAGGACAAGATGGTTCGTATTTAGCTGAACAACTTTTGGAAAAAGGTTATGAAGTTCATGGAATAATTAGACGTTCATCTTCATTTAATACATCTAGGATAGATCATATTTTCAATAATGAAACTTTTAAAGAAACATTTAAATTACATTATGGTGATGTCACAGATTCTAGTAATATTAATAGATTACTAGAAAAAATAACACCAGATGAAATTTATAATTTAGCAGCACAGAGTCATGTAAAAGTATCATTTGATATACCAGAATATACAGCACAAGTTGATGCTATTGGTACTTTAAGATTTTTAGATGCTATTAAAGAAGTTGGATTAAAAGATAAAACTAGATTTTATCAAGCTTCAACTTCTGAATTATATGGTAAAGTTCAAGAAATACCACAAAATGAAAAAACTCCTTTTTATCCAAGATCTCCATACGGAGTTGCTAAAATCTATGGATATTGGTGTGTTGTGAATTATAGAGAAGCATATGGAATTCATGCTTCTAACGGAATACTTTTTAATCACGAATCTCCTAGACGAGGAGAAACTTTTGTATCTAGAAAAATTACTAGAGCGGTAGGAAGAATTAAAGAAGGATTACAAGATTGTTTATATTTAGGTAATTTAGATGCTAAACGTGATTGGGGTTATGCTCCAGAATATACAGATATGATGTGGAGGATTTTACAAAAAGATTCTCCAGATGATTATGTGTGTGCTACAGGAGAAACACATACTATTAGGGAATTTTGTGAAAAGTCTTTTAGATATGTTGGTATAGATTTAGAATTTTATTCTAAAGGTCAAGAAAATGAAATCGGCGTTGATGTAAAAACTGGTAAAACTTTAGTAAAAGTTGATTCTAAATATTTTAGACCATCTGAAGTGGATCTCCTTTTAGGAGATGCTACAAAAGCTCAAAAAGAATTAGATTGGTATCCTAAAGTTAAATTTGATGAATTGGTTGAAATTATGACAAAAGCTGATTGGGAATTAGCTAAAAAAGAATAGAGTTATGAAAAAGAAATTATTTGTAGCTGGAAATAAAGGTATGGTTGGATCTGCTATTTGTAGATTTGCTAATAATTATAACTTAATTACAGATGATAGATTATTTGATTTAAGGAATCAGCATGATGTTGATAAGTTTATATCAATTAATAAACCTGATATTGTAATTATTTCTGCTGCTAAAGTTGGAGGTATTTTATATAATAAAACTTATCCTGCTGATTTTTTGTATGATAATTTGATGATATCTTCTAATTTAATAAACAGTTCATATAAACATGGTGTTAAGAGATTATTATTTTTGGGAAGTTCCTGTATATATCCAAAATTTGCTCCACAACCAATTAAAGAAGAATATTTATTACAATCGGAATTAGAACCAACCAATGAAGGTTACGCAATTTCTAAAATTACAGGATTAAAAATGTGTCAATATTATAGAAAACAATATGGTGTGATCTATCATTCTATAATGCCAACTAATTTGTATGGATTAAATGATAATTATCATCCAGAAAATTCTCATGTTATACCAGGGATGTTTCATAAATTTCATACAGCAAAAATTAATAATGTAAATGAAGTTGAAATATGGGGAAGTGGTTTACCGAAAAGAGAATTCCTGTATGTCGATGATTTAGCTAAAATTTGTTTACAATTATTAGAAATAGAAAATCCTCCAGATTGGGTTAATGCTGGTTCTAATTACGAATTTACTATTTTAGATTTAGCTAAAAAAGTAGCTGAAACAGTTGGTTATAAAGGAATAATAAAAACTGGTGACCCTAAATTGGATGGAACTCCTAGAAAAAAATTAAATAACGATTTATTGAGAAGTATAATAGATTTTGAGGAAACACCATTTGACATTGGACTGAAAATATCTTATGATGATTTTTTGAAAAACTTTTAACATGGAAGAAACTATTTTTAATTATATAGATTCTGTTTTGTTTAATAAAAAAAAGCTAAATAAAATCAATGAAAGGGAAACTCAATTCAATTTGTATATGCTTAATCGTTGGTGTAGCATGTATTCTCCCGACCTTGCTCAGATTATTAATCAAACGTCAAATCAATTCAAAGAAGTTTTATCATTAAAACAAGATCAATATGATTTTTGTTTTAATATGTTTCCTAAATCAAAAAAACGTAAAATAGAATATATTAAAAAACAAAAAAATGATAAAAAAGAAGAGGACGTAGAAACAAAGCAATTAGCTGATTGCATGGAGTTGTCACAAAGAGAAATAAAACAATTAATTGAATTTTTAAAATAAAAAATTAAATAAACCAAATGGAACAAAAATCTTTAACAGAAATTGGAATTCTTTATAATACTGATAAAGCAAAAGACCACAAATTTACTGAATTTTATGATAATAAATTTTCTTCCATAAGAAATAATAATCTAAAAATATTGGAGATAGGAATTTGGAAAGGAGAATCTTTAAAAATGTGGAAAGATTATTTTTTAAATTCTGAAATATACGGTGTAGATATTACAAATTTAAAACATTTAGAAGAAGATAGAATATTTATTGAACAAGCAGATCAAACAGATGTTAATACTATGAATAATATATTTCCATCTGTTAAATTTGATATTATTATTGATGATGGTGGTCATTCTATGTATCAACAACAATTATCTTTAGTATCTATGTTACATAGATTAAAAAAAGGTGGTTTCTATATTTTAGAAGATTTGCACACAAGTTTAGGATATCATCATTTTTATAACAATGATTTATCTAAAAAAACTACATTAGAATTGATTTCTAATTTTTCTAATAAAGTAGAAAGTTTTGATAATTTTCATGTTAATGAAGATTACTTAAAAATTATCTATGATAGAATAGAATATACAGAATTGTATTATACTAATAATCGAGAAAGTATTACATCTATCTTAAAAAAGAAAGATTGATTTTTTTACAATTTAAATTAATTAATAGTATGGCAATTGAATTACCCTCACACATGGACAACGTCAAGCATAAAAAAGGTATGATTGACTTGGATGCAAATAGCGAAGGATTTTTTGGATTAGATGATTATAAATTATCATTTGTATTTGATGATATTGTGTTGGTAGAATTTGTTGATGAGGTTGCAGATTCTCAAGGTGCAGCTATTATGCGAAATGGTATATTTGTACCTACAAATGCGAATACAAAAGCATGGAGAAAAGCTAAAGTTGTTTTGACTGGTCCTAATGTAGCTTATTGTAAAAAGGATGATATCGTAATTTTTCCAAATGATAAAGGTGTTACAGTTTCTAACATGGAAATTGAAGGATATGGTACCATTAAAAATGGTATGTTTTTAAACGAACAAAGAATGTTTGGTATTGCTAGTAAAAAAGAATAAATAATTAAGTGGCAGCACCAATAAAACCATACAAATACGGAACTGAATATAATTATAAATTAGTTGGTTATCGTGAATTAGATTCTTTATTAAGATCTAATGTTTGTATACTTAATGTATTGCGTCGTCATCCAGTAGAAGGTAAAAAAGCATTCAGAAGAATGTTGTGTACGAATTCTTTAGATTTTTTAAATTCGTATAACGGTAAAATGAAAGTAGGTTACCGTCCACCAACACAAGCACCACCATATGATCCTAAGAAATATAATTTGATTTGTGCTTGGGATATAATGAGTATGGGATTTAGGATGATTAATATGGATGAATGTTATATGAATTATGTTTATCCCGTAATAACAAAACAAGAGAGATATATGTTTTGGATCGAATTATTTAATAAAACATTTTATCTTATGACACCACAAGAAAAATTAGGTTGGATGTCTATTTGGTAGTTGATAATTTTATAAATCATTTTAAATACGTTAATGGTGGTAGATGATTTATTTAAATATTTCCTTCAACGAAATGTAGTTTTTTCTTTAGATAAAAAAGTTATAAAAGAAGGAAATTTATTATTGTATAAGAAGAATGATTATTATATAATGCTTTATCTTAAGAATTCTAATCAAGAACAAAAGAAATTTGAAATACCATATCCGTATTCAGTTGAATCTGAAAACGGATATTTCGTTTTAAATTATTCGTTAAGCGCAATTTCTAAATCTGATTCTGAATTATATTATAGATTAATTTCTTTAAATCAAAAATCTGCATCTAGATTCTATAATCAAAAAATCGTCATATTCGAAAAGAATGCTCTTGATCTGTCTGTTGTTTCCTAGTAAAGTGCTTGGATGGCATTACTAGACTATTTTCCGAAAGAATTCACACCACAACAACAACAGATTGATTTGTTGAATCAAATCGATGAAGCTTTTGATCAAGGATATAAATTTGTAATTTGTTGTGCACCTACTGGTAGTGGTAAATCATTTTTATCTAAAACATTAGCTAATGTTTCTAGTGAAGTAACACAAAAGTTTAAAGATTTAATTGATTCTAATAACGCTTTTAAATTAGACAGTTATGGAGATTTCTTAAAAAAGGAAGACTGTTTAAATGAAAAAACTTTCGGTGTTTTCGCATTAACTATCACTAAAAGTTTGCAAGATCAATATACATCATTATTTGATGATTCAAAAGCTTTAAAGGGTAAATGTAATTATTTGTGTAAAGTAGATCCGAAATATGATGTAGATGTTGCTCCTTGTGTTTTTACGAATGGTTTAAAGGAGAAGTGTATTTTAAATTCTACTTGTGAATATTATAATGCTAGACGAGATTTATTAACTAATAAATTTGGTGTTTTGAACTATAGTATGTATTTGTCTTTACCAGAACATGTAAGGAGAAGGGAATATATTATTTGTGATGAAGCATCTGAAGTTGAAGAAGAATTGGTTAAAATGTTTAGTAGGTTTCTTCCGTACAAACTATTAAAACGATTAGGATTCCTCCCGAAGGATGTTCCTGTTGAGAATTATCAAAAGTTTAAGATTTGGTTAGATACTTTAGTACTTAAACTTGGTGATGAAATTGATGATCTCAAAAAGATCATTATGAGAAAGAAAAAGAAAGATAATTTAGATTCGGAAATCCAAAGGTATAAATTATTTAATAATATGTTGAGACAAATGCGATCAACATTAGAATCGTGGAAAGAATGTGAATATGTTATCGAATATAATTTAGAGGGTGTAACTTTAAAACCTCTTAAAGTTGATAATTTAGCAAAACATATATTTGATTTTGGTGATAAAAATTTATTAATGTCTGCAACTATTATTGATCCAGAAAATTTTGCCAAAACATTAGGTATTAAAAATTTCAAATATATTGAAGTGGATTCTACATTTGATCCAAAGAATGCCCCGATATATGTTAGTAACCATGTCAAATTAAATCATAAAAATTTGAGGGAAAAGTTACCTTATATTAAAGATACCGTATTAAAGATTTGTAATACACATAAAAATGTAAAAGGTATTATTCATACACATACTAATGAAATAACTCAATATCTTAGAGATAACATTGATGATCCTAGATTTATATTTCGTTTAGATGGTGCTGATAACGAAAAAATTCTTAAAATGCATATAGAAAGTTCTGAACCAACTATATTGGTGAGTCCTTCTATGGCTTATGGTGTGGATTTAAAAGAAGATTTGGCTAGATTTCAAATAGTGACCAAAGCTGCTTATATGCCATTACACGATGAACGTATCAAAAGACTTTTTAAGGAAGACAGAGATTGGTATGTTAATAAAATGCTTAATAATTTAATTCAAGCATGTGGAAGAGGTGTTAGAACTAAAAATGATAAATGCGTTACATATGTTTTAGATGGTAACATTTCGGAAGCTGTTATTAGAAATTCAAAAAAACTTCCCAAATATTTCTTAACAAGATTTATGTAATATGAAGTTACTCAGTATTACTAAATACTAGAGTAACATGCATAATAATACTTTTCATTTTGAGATCCGTGATTTATTGACGCAATTTATAGCGGCAATGGATGATGTAGTTATTGGTAGATACGATAAAAATCGAAATAAGCATGAGACAATTAAAGTTCGATATGTCCATGCTCCGAAGGAAAGAGTTATTTATGATATTATAAATAAAGCACAGAACATTACAGTTCCTGTAATATCAATTTCAATTGCATCAATTCAACGAGATGTTAATAGAGTTTTCAATAAAATTGATGGTTTATATGCACCAGTAAACAAAAATAGATTTAATAGCACTGCAATAGGTATGCCAATTCCAGTAGATTTATCTATTGCAATGAGCATTATAACAAATTATCAAAGTGATATGGATCAAATTATTTCAAATTTTGTTCCATATTCAAATCCATATATAGTTATATGTTGGAAAATACCAAAAGAATTTGGTATTGAATATGTAGAAGAAATAAGATCTACAGTTATTTGGGATGGAACTATAAATTTAGAATATCCCATAGATATTGAATCTACAGGTAAACCTAGGTTTGTTGCTAATACAAATTTTACTATAAAAGGTTGGTTATTCCCTCAAGAACCTGATAATTTAACTAAAAATATATATTTTGTTAAATCTAATTTTAGAACTACTAGTAAATTAGATTTAAGTTATGATCAAATAAATGCATTATCTGCCGAAGGATTACAATATGATGCGTTAACTAATATCCGTAAAGAAACAGAAATGGTATCCGTATCTGGTGTTCCAAATATAACAAATTTATATTTAAATACATCAGCAGGACCGAATTTATTATTAGACACTAATGTTATTGTAGGAAATAAAAACTCATTTCTTATTTTGGGTAAAAATTTCAATTATACAACAAATGTATTAATAAGTAGTAATTCATCAACATTCTACGATAATTTAACTACATTTAATTATGAATACTATCCAGATGTCCAAGGATTTATTTTACCTAAAACTTTTTATAAGATTTTAAATAAAAATAGTATATATATTACATTACCGAATTTAACTGAAAATGCCGACATGAATTTTGTTGTAACTAATTTTATTGGTTGGTCTGACACAAATTCTATAAATACTAATTTAGTATATATTTCTGGACTTTAATAAATAAATACCAGTATGGCTTCTAACTTCGATGATGGAAAATCTTCTACGTTTGGTAGAGAATTGATGAGTTATATATCATCAAAATTACCTTATTCTGGATTTGATGTAACAAAATTAACTGATACATTAAATCCAAAATACAAATATTTCGAAGAAACAGGAATCAGAAGAGCTGAAGTTTTATCTAGACATTCAATATCACAAAATTATGACTATAATAATGCTTCAGTGGGAAGTATTACCTCGGATAAACAATATAGTCAGATAATGTATGCTAATATCCAAAAGGATAAAGCAGCAAGAATAAGAGATTATAGAGTGATGGCAGCATTTTCTGAAGTTGCAAATGCTTTAGATGAAATTTGTGATGAAGTAATTAATATCAATTCTAGTACAAATAATTGTATGGAACTGAAATTTAAAAACATACAATTATCAAATTATCAGACAGAAACTTTACAAAAGGAATTTTCTAAATATACAAGTCATTTTGATTTTGAACATAAAGGATGGGGATATTTTAGACAATTAATGGTTGAGGGAGAAATTTATTGGGAGCATATTATACATAAAGATTACCCAGAAGAAGGTATACTTGGAGTTGTACAAGTACCTACTGAACTTATCGATCCAGTATTTTCTAATGTACAAAATGTTATAATTAAAGGTTATTTGTATCGCAAACCTAAATTTGATCCTAATAATCCATTAAAACAAATTGGTGTGGATTTTATTCCAATGGATAAAAATCAAGTTACTTATATTAACTCTGATGTATGGAATGAAAGTAAGACTATGCGTCTTCCATTTTTAGAAAATTGTAGAAGAGCTTATCGTCAATTATCGATGATTGAAGATAGTATTGTGATTTATCGTTTAGCCCGTGCTCCAGAACGTCTGGTTTTTAATGTTGATGTAGGTAATATGTCAGCACCAAAAGCTGAAGCATTTCTTAAAAAATTAGTTACAAATTATTGGTCTTCTAAAACATATGATCCTAATCAAGGTGGAATAGTACAAAAGTTTAATCCACAAAGTATTCTTGATAATTTTTGGTTTGCTAAACGTGCTGGTTCTGAAGGTACTAGTGTAACTCAATTAGCTGGTGCAGGAAATTTAGGAGAACTAGAAGATTTGATGTACTTTGTTAAAAAACTTTATCAGTCATTAAAGGTTCCGACTACACGTTTAGATCCCCAAGACGCATTTCGTGATGGTGCTGATATGTTGCGTGAAGAATTAAAATTTGCACGATTTATTATTCGTCAACAACAGTTGTTTTCTTCTGGAATTAAGACAGGCTTTATTACACATCTACAAATGAAAGGTTTGTGGAAAGATTTTGAATTAAAAGAAGAGTCTATTCAAATAGAATTTAATGTTCCAACTAACTTTTACGAACTTAGAGAAAGTCAAAAATTAGAACTAAAAGTTAATAATTTCAGTAATTTAGCAAATAATGAATCTATATCACCAACATTTGCACAGAAAAGATATCTTGGTTGGTCTGATATTGATATTAAAGCTAATCGTGAATTTTTACGTAAAGATAAAGAATTGCGCTGGGAATTGGCTCAAATCGAAGCAAATGGTCCTAATTGGAAAGAAATGGTAGCTGCACAAGCAGCTGGTGGGGAAACACCAGAAATTGGTGAAGGTGGTGGAGGTGGTGGAGGTGGATTACCACCAGCATTTACAGGTGGACCAGCAGTACCAGAAGGTGGCGCAGCAGAAGCAGCACCAGAAGAAGCTGGTGCAGAAGGTGGGGGAACACCACCACCAGCAGGGGGAACTACACCACCACCTAAAACACCTACATCATCTACAACATAATAAAGACTAAATAATTACATGTCTACATGTGTAATTACGCCAATTACTGCTTTCCAAAGTACAAATTTAAATAGTAAAATCGATTCTTTTGGTAGATTAGCTGATAGAATTGTTCGTGCTATTGGTGCTCCATTAGTATCTGTAGAAACACATCAAGATCAAATATTTGAAAATATTTCTATAGCATGTGAAATGTTTTCGAAATATGCTGGTTATACTAGAGAATATTTGATTTTAGATTCATCTTTATATGAAAAAGGTAGAGGTATTAGATTAGATCATTTATACACAGTAGCAAATAATAATTTTACTTTAAGTGATAAAGTAAATCATAAAACGAATTCTCCTGATACAGCACCTTATTTATTAAATCCAAATGTATATTATATTACTAAAAATAGTTTGGATAAAATGTTTTTCACTTTAAGTAATGAATTATCTGCTGCATTTCCAAATGGAATGGAAAGAAACATGATATTTGATTATACGACATATACTCATATAGTAACTTCGTTTGCTAATAATCCTTCATTAAATGTAATACCAGTATCAACATTTTTTGTTCCCTCTTATAGTGAACAAATTAGTATGAATGGAGTAGTTGATAATTCTCAAGAAACAAAAATGTATAATAACATGTTTGATTATGATGTTATGGAATATAGAAAGGTTATGGCAGTAGTTAATTTTGAAGAAGGTTCTACTACTGGAGTGAACACTTTATTTACTATAGAACAAACATTAGCACAACAAACTTATTTTAGTTATGCAATGGGAAATTATGGATTTGATTTAATTAGTTGGTATACAGTTAAGAATTGGCTGGAAACTAGAGAAAAGGTATTAGCTACAAAACGTAGTTTTGAATTTAATGATAGAACTCAATACCTTAGAATTTATCCAGAACCAACAAATTCAGTTAGATTTTATGGTGTATTAGACTGTTATATAGAAAAACCAATACGTGATTTAATAAAAGAAATTTGGGTATATCAATATGCATTGGCATTAACTAAAATTGGTGTTGGTTATGTTAGAGGTAAATTTTCAGGTGTAAATATTTTCGGTGGTCAAGCTTGGGTTTCTGATATTAAAGAAGATGGTAAAGCCGAAAAAGAAAAATTAGAAACACAATTATTTACTAATGCTGCTGGATTTGGAGACTCAGACCCATCTATATTTTTGATAGGTTAATGTATTATAATAAAAAACTTATAAATAATTATGAAAAAATACTTTATATATTTTTTAATTTTTATTTCAATAATAAGTTGTCGTACACCAATAGAAACACATACAACATATCAACGTGAAATCAGAAAAAAACAAAATGAAACTATTAAAGATGTTAAATTGTTAGTAGTTAAAACTTCTCATATAATTTCATCTGGATCTGCTAATACTAAACAAATTGGAACTTTATTAGAAGCTATAAAAGATTTATTAGATACAAATGATAATGATGGTAAAGATATAAAAAATTTAGATGGAAAAGAGTTAGATGATTTTGTTGATGATATATTAAAAGAAGATGATAAACGTAAAGAAGATATAAATGAATTAAAACAAAAAGATGATAATATTGTAGCAGAATTAGTAGCCTCTAATATTAAATTAGAAGCTTTAGAAAAAGATCAGAGTAAACGTGATAAAAAATTTTATACAATTTGTATAATTATAATAGGGATAATATCATTAATAATTTATTTTGTTCCTTCTGGATTTTTTAATAATTTAATAAAAGTAATTCCTAAAAAAGAATAATATGAAAAGTTTTAAACAATATTTCTTAGAATCCGAAGATTATAGAGGATCTCATACAGCACCAAATAAAAACGATACACCATTATGGAATGTAATTGATGTATATGGAAAAGATTTTTATTCTTTGCCTTCAGATACTGTTGCCAGATATTATGCTCATTATGCAGACTATCGTGATAAAACTGCTGTAAATATTATACGAAATTTTTATAATAAACCTAATGCAAAAATAAAAATATATAGAGCAGTACCAAAGATACTTAGTATTAGAGATCAGATAAATGAATTGAACCAAAAAAAATCTAAGTTTTTAAGAAGAGGTAGAGTTCCATATGGATATGATAAAAAAACATATTTTAGTGATTTAGTTGATAAAATAGAATCTTTACAGAGATCTCCAGATTTAGATAAACCAGAAACAAAAATAACTATCAATCCAAATGATTGGGTTACTATAGATCGTAATTATGCTATAGAACATAAAAATTCTGCTTTAGGTGGAAAGGGGAAGATTTTAACAAAAACAGTTTTAGTCAAACATTTATATACAGACGGTAATTCGATATTTGAATGGGGATATGATCCAAGTTAAATATTTTAATGCCACCTCTTTTCAAAAAAGATCCAAGATTTATACAAGGTATATTTAGACCTAAAAATCCACAAAAATTTATAGGTAAAGTTGCAATTTTTCGTTCTTCATATGAAAGAAAGTTTTTTCTTTGGGCTGATCAAAATCCTAATGTATTAGAATGGGGTAGTGAAAATATTGTTATACCATATAAAAGTCCTATAGATGAAAGGATGCATAGATATTATGTTGATAACTATGTTGTAATTAAAGAAGGTGAACAGATTAAAAAATATCTTATAGAGATAAAACCGTTTTCACAAACACAACCACCAAAAATTTCCAATAGAAAAAAGAAAGCGACTATTCAATATGAAGTTACTCAATGGGCTGTTAATAAAGCAAAATGGGAAGCTGCAAAAAAATTTGCCGCTTCCCGTAATGCTGAATTTTTATTATTAACAGAAAAGAATTTATTTAAAACGGAATAATTTTAAAAAAATAAGATTCTTCTACTCTTTGTTTTTTAGCTTTAGATTTAGGTTCAGGTTTTGTTTCTTTTTTTGATTTAGATTTAGGTTCAGGTTTTTTAGTTTCAGGTTTTTTAGTTTCAGGTTTTTTAGGTTCAGGTTTTTTTTGTTTGGGTTTAGATGTTGCTTTAGGTTTAGATTTTGGTTTAGTTTCTTTTTTCTTTTCTGGTTCTTCTGTTCTATGTTTTCTAAAATCTATAGATGGTGGTAATTCTCTAGATGGATTCATATGAGGTGTTTTTTGTCCAAGTGTTTCTGGATCTTGTGATGGATCAAACACAACAGTGAATCCTTGATCTTCTAGATGTTTTAATCTTTCATATTCATCTTTGGTTGTAGCTCTAATAAATCTTTCTGCTTGCCCCCCACGCTCCTTACCACCATACTTTGATGTGGTTATTGTTTTATATTTATTTCCAAATTTATCGGTTCTTTCGATTTCTAGAGGTCTAAACGAGCGTACTGTACTTAATTCTGTGACATCTTCTGGAGTTTGTCCTTTACTGATTTGATATTCTTTATAAGTTTTTTTAAGAACTTTATCTAAAGCATTTAATATTTCTTGATCACCTTCTGTGGCATCTTTTAATCTAGATTCTACATTTAATATTAAATCTGGAATTCTAAAATAAGGTATTCTAAATGCTCCGATTTCTTCTACATCTGGAAAGGGGTTGAAGTTTGTTCTTTGTCTAAAGTTTGCTCCTGTAAGTGTTAATATAGCATATTTTGCATCGTCAGGATCTTCGTAAAATGGGGGAAATGTCTTTCCTTCGTCGTTAGTGTATTCTTGAGTTAATAATTCTATTAAATCAACAATTTCATTATTATCAATACTTTTTTGTAACCTATCTTCAAACTTACCTTGTCTACCCATTAATTCTTCTGGATGCCCCATAATATAACCTTTTTTGTGTGCCCCTGCAAGTTGCTTTAAACCATGAAGACCTGCATGATATTTAGCCTCTGAAATACATGCAATTGATTTTATGTATTCTTCAAATATTAAATTTTGATCATTAATCATATAAGTTTATTTAGTTTTTTTTAGATTTTATAGTAAATAATCTAAAAAATTACAGATAGTAATCTAAATAATTTTATGTCATTAAGATTAATTGTCGAAAAACCTGCTTCAGAAGAACAATTTGAATATATTGTGGAAGAAAAGGATCGTAATAGTCCATCAACACTTTACATCAAAGGACCATATATGATGGCTGAAAATTATAATCGTAATAATAGATTATATAAATTAGATGAAATGGTTAAAGAGGTTGATAGATATAAGCAAGAAATGATTAAAACTGGTCGTGCTATGGGAACTCTTAATCATGAAAGTAGTGCTGAAGTTTCATTGAAAGAAGCTTGCCACATGGTTACAGACTTATATCAAGATGGAAATATTTTTCATGGAAAAAGTAAAGTGTTAACTACACCAAACGGACACATTGTACGAGCATTAATTAATGATGGAGTTAAAGTTGGTATGAGTTCTCGTGCATTAGGTCAATTAGAAGAAGGTGTTGGTGGTAAAAGTGTGGTTAAAAACTTTCGTTTAATTTCGGTTGATTGTGTTGCTGATCCATCTTTTCCAAAAGCATTTGTGAACGGAATCTTAGAATCTAAACAATGGGTTCTTAGTGAATCAGGACATTATGAAGAGATATACGATAAGCTTGAGAAAGGTATATCTAAGTTACCTAAAACACAAGTAGAACAATATCTAAAGGAACAGATTTTAGCGTTCTTAAGCAAAATAAAATAATTTAACTAAATAGAATTATGGATCTTATTAAAGAAAATACAGTCAAATTTATTGATGCGTTGTTAGTAGATAACTATAAACAAGCACATAAATTCTTGGAAGTTATAGTACAAGAAAAAGTAAAACAAAAAATTAAAAAAGGTATTGATGAAGTTCATCCTTTCAAAAAAGCTAAAAGCAAAAAATCCAAGGACAAAAAAAAAGTAGTTAAAGAAGATTTAGACGGTTCTAGAATTATAGATCTAACTGAATTACTTCCAGATGGAAGTTCAGCATTAGCTGCTTTATTCGATTTTGAACATTATCATGGTGGACAAAATTCTCATATGTATGGAGTTCGCTCTAGTGGGAAAATTGATGTCAATGATATTCCAGCTTTAAAATCAGAAGTTTTGAAAGCTACTAAAATAGCAAGTCAATCGGATGAAATTGAACATCAAGAAAATTTTAAAGCTTTATATAAAGAATTAACAAAATTAGAAAAGAGATTTGAGAATGTAATGGGAAGTGGTGAATCTTTTGTTGATGATTCGGAATACACACAACCTATGTAAAATTTCTTCATATAAACTAAAGAAAAAAATATAAAAAAGAATAACTAATATTATGGCACAAGAAATTTCCAAACTCTTAAAAGAAGCAACACAAGGAATATTAACTGATGAAACTTTGGCACAAATTCAAGAAGCCTTTGATGGAGCAGTTAGCGAAAGAGTTAAAATTCACGTAGAGAAAGCATTAATCGAACAAGATGCTGAGTATACATCAAAAGCAGAAAAATTACTCGAAGCAATTGATGCTGACCATTGCAAAAAATTACAACGTGTTGTTGAAGCATTAGATGCTAATAATGCTAACAAACTTCAAATGGTAGTAAACCGTTATAGAAGTGTTATAAAAGAACAAGCAACACAATTCAAAACAGATTTAATTGATAAGATTTCTGATTACATTTCAATTTTCATTGAACAAAAAATTCCTCAAAAAGCTATTAATGAAGCTGTGAAAAATCACAAAGCTAGAATTATATTAAATAATTTGAGAGAAAATTTAGCTATTGATTCTGCATTAATGAGTGAATCACTTAAAGATGCTGTTGTTGATGGTAAAAAACAAATTGATGAATCTCGTAAATCTGCTGAAAAATTAAATAAAGAAGTTTCACAACTTCGTGAATCACTTGCTAAAGCAAAAGCAGAATTAGTTCTCGAACAAAAGACAGCAAATTTACCACCTAAGAAAAGAGAATATGCTCTTCGTGTATTTGAAGGTAAAACACCTAAATTTATTGTCGAGAATCTTGACTACACACTTTCACTTTTTGATAAAAAAGAAGAAGAACGTATTTCTTCTTTGAAAAAAGAAGCCTTCGAAACACGTAGCGTTAAAGCAGATCGTGTTGTACTAGAAGAAGAAACACAACAAAGCTTACCCCAAACAGAAAATAATTACTCACACGTTTCAAATTATTTGAACGAAATGAGTAAATATTAATATGTTTATCTAAAATTTGGTAGAAGTATAAACATACTTGAGTTCCTGCATGTTAAACATGCTTGAGGTCGAACAAACAAATAGAAAGAAACACAAAAACACATATGAAACAAATCAAACCCGCACAATCGTATATCGATCAAGATAGAGCTAGAGTTCTTTTGGAAAAATGGGCACCCGTGCTCGATTACACCAGCAAGAATGTAGCTGCAATCGAAGATGAACACACTCGTTTAAACACAGCAATGCTTTTGGAAAACCAAGAAGCATATTGCTTACGTGAAGCTAACGTAGCTGGTGGAGCTGGAGCATTCGGATATGGTTCGAATGCATTAACTACCAATGGTGATAATGGTGGTAGATTCCCCGCTAATAACGACTTCTACGCACAAGGTGATGCTCGTCTTCCTAAGATCTTGATTCCCATGATCCGTCGTACCTTCCCTGAGTTGATCACTAACGAAATCGTTGGAGTTCAACCCATGAGTGGTCCTGTAGGACTTGCGTTTGCACTTCGATATAAATACAGCAATCAATCACTTGGTGGTGATTATCAAGATGCATCCACAGCATCTAGCACTTTAACACCTGTTTATAGTGCATATGTTGGTGGAGTTGGACAAGGTCCAGTTCAAGGATACATCAAAGGTGGTCAATTCGTTGCTGCACCAGGTACACATACACAAACAGCTGTAAGTTACACTGGTCAACAAACACCACAAGGTGATAACGAACTCGGATGGCAACATCTTGACACTCGTTATACTGGTGTTCAAAACAATGCACTCTCAGGTAATGCTGATTGGGCAATTGCTAACCAAGATCGTGGTGTTGCTGAAATTCTTAAGAATTTCGAAATCAACGCAAACATCCCAACAGTTGAAGTCTCCTTCGAGAAAACTGCTGTTGAGGCTGGTACACGTAGATTAGGTGCAAAATGGTCCGTCGAGCTTGAGCAAGACTTAAAGAATATGAACGGTATCGATATCGATGCTGAGATCACAAATGCTATGGCATATGAGATCCAAGCTGAAATCGACCGTGAAATGATTATCCGCATGATCCAAACTTCCTTAAATGGTGGTTATGGAAAAGGATATTCTATCTGGTCTCCTCAATCTGCTGATGGTCGTTGGTTGGTTGAACGTAATCGTGACTTCTACCAGAGAGTAATTATCGAAGCAAACCGTATAGCAATTCGTAACCGTCGTGGACCTGCAAACTTCATCGTTGCAACCCCTCGCGTTTGCGCTATCTTCGAAATGCTTCCCGAATTCCAATGGGTTACCGTTCAAGGTAACGTAACTACCCAGCAAACTGGCGTAGCTAAAGTTGGTTCTCTTGGTGGTAGATTCCAAGTTTATCGTGATACCCGCACTGAAGTACAAAACAGCGATGTTTATGGTGACTTAGGTTACTCAGGTCAAACTGCTGGTGTTGAGTATGCCTTGTTGGGATATAAAGGTACTGAGTTCTATGACTCTGGTATCATTTATTGCCCATACATTCCTGTGATGATTCAACGTACAATCGGTCCAAATGACTTCGCTCCTCGCGTAGGTCTCTTGACAAGATATGGCGTGGTGGATAATATTTTCGGAGCTGCACTATATTACCACACAATCATTCTCAAGAATCTCGGTCAGGCATTTACTCCTGGAAACCAAGCAGTGTACTTCTAATAGTACTTCTAACTGAAAAGTTATTTAAAAACCCGCAGAGAAATCTGCGGGTTTTTTTATTATAAAGTTTAAAGATTTTTTATCGATTTAATATAAATAATAATATGGCAACTTTTACACATCAAGTATTTGACGTTACATCACAAACCCCACCCTCTTTAATTGATAGTTTATCTGGAACTAATAATGAAGTAGTGTTATATACTACTGGAGTATCTGTTAGTGGAAAAACTGTAGTTGGTGTTCTTTATAATTCAATAGGAGCATCTTCAGCTAACATAACACTTTCTTCTTATGGTTTAATTATTGGTGTTAACACAGCATATCATGGATCACAAATGGCACTATATTATAGTGACAATTCTACTACATTGTTTACTGTTAACAGTGGTCTTACTGGAACTAGTTTTTATTCTGTAATAAGTGCAGGAACTATTACATTTGATAATAGGGGACCAAGACAAAGACGTAGATTTGCTGTAGAGTTTTAATAATTAAATTAATATATTTAAAAAACCCAGCTATATGCTGGGTTTTTTGTTTTATACTATTAAATAATTTTATATGGGAGTTTTATATAATACTGCACAAACAGGGTTTTTAGTTCCTGTTAATAATAGTGTTGATAAAATAATGGCAGCAAGTAATGGTTTAATGTGTATTAAAAATGCATTATTAAATTTACCATTAAATCCTTCTATGTTAATGCAAGGTTTAGCTGGTGTTGCTGCTGGTATGATTGCTTCAATTACTTCAGCTGTTACGAAAATTATAATAAATCGAGCAAGACAAATAATTGGAGCAGTGTTAGCACCTTTACGTCAAATCGAAACTATATTAATTGATATAATTAACACGTTATTATCAATTCAAGACCTGATAGAACGAGCGACGAACATGGATAATTACTTTCAAGATAAACAACAGTGTGCAAATATGGGGGCACATTTATTGAATTGTTTAGCTCAAGCAGTAACAGAAAAGGTAACAGCTAAAGTAGCCATGAAAGTTGATAAAGAAGTAAGTAAAATAGCAAATCAAATATCTTCAGAAGCCATGAAAGTTAATGGTAGTATTACAAAATTTGTAGATAGACAAGCATCATTCTTGAACAAATATAGTTTGCAAAATAAATTATTATAATATATGATAGAACATAATATAGGAGAATCATATGAAAATCCGTACCATAAAAAATATTATGGATTTCTTAAAGGTATCGTTACACAAAACAATGATCCAGAAATGCGTGGTAGAGTTAAGATTGCTATACCAGAATTTATTATACATTATTTAAGATCTGCTGGTTTAGATCCTGATGTATATGCTGGACGATTTGTTGGTGGTGAAAATATTAATACTATATTTGATGCTAAAACATTAGAAGAACTTAATAAAAATCTTAAATGGGCAGAACAAGCTTCACCACTTATTGGTGGTGGTACAGCTGGTGTTTTTGATGCTAAAAATAAAATTGCTACTGTTGGCGAAGGTTATACAGGAAGCGGTTTTAGAGAACCATTAGGTGATGACGGTATAACACCTAGTGGCGAATCTATTGCACCGAAAGCTTCCATATCACAACATGGAATTGAAGGTGGTCATGGTGTTGGAAGTAAAACTGGTTTGTGTGATCCTTATAATCAAACATATTCACCAGATGCTATTAATAATGCTAGTAAAGGAATGTTCTCAGTTCCTAGAGTTGGATCACAGGTATGGGTATTTTTTGATCAAGGTAGTCCTGAACATCCTGTATATATGGCATATGTTTATGATAAATCTGATTGGAATAGTGTAATGAATCCACAAGGAAGTAATCCTAATTTACATTATCCAGCTGGAGCAGAAAATGTTCAAGATTCAGAACCATATTATCTTACAGGTCAAACAGTACTTAATAATAAATCTGGAAGTCTACAATTCACTGAAACTGATGGTTTCGAAAAAATTAAAATGTCTCATTTCAGTGGTTCATTTTATGAAATGAATAATAAACATATTGCTGAAGCTTCTACAGGGAATAAAACCTCAATAATTCAAGGAGATAAATTCACCACAGTTAATGGTGATCATGCTGAAGTAATTAAAGGTGACACTTATATAACATATAGAGGTGATGTTCATATAATTTATGGTGATTTAGAAAATAAAACTTTGTATGAAGAATGGCGTAAAGTTACTGAACCTGCATTTGCACACTCAGCACAATTTGCTACACCAATCGTGCCAATCCCAGATCCAACATTAACAGGAATAATTAAAAAAAATGTAAATCAAAACTTTAAATTTCCTGCTAATAGGTTAACTAATAACATTAAAGCGTTAGGTAGTAAATTAATGGTTATACCTAATAAATTAATGAAAATAGTACCTCATGATTTTTTGGGAATTAAATTATTTTAATTATGGCAATTGTATCAATACCTACATATGTAGATCCTAGAACAGGGATAAAAATTCCAGTTATTTCGACAGGTAAAGTGCCTGGGATGAGTGATGCGGTATTACAAGATACAGCAGAAAAAGCATTAGATATTGAACAACAAATACCTAAAGGTGGATCAGTTCATACATACTATGAAAAAGATCATTATTTACATATCGGAACCATAGTAAACACTACACCTGCTATTCGTATTTTAGATAATGCAAAATTTGCTCCAACTAAAGTAAGTATAGATCCATTTGGTTCTTATGTTAAAAATGAACCAGTTCCATATACAGAGACTGTAGAAAACACTAGGTGGCCTTGTGGTACATATTCAGTTCAAGTATCAAACCGATATGATTTAAGTGTAGGTAATGGAGGTATAGGAATTTCTACTGGTGGTAACATGCATATGGGTTGTGGTGGTAGATATAATATAAGTGCTAAACATGAACTTAATTTATCATCTGGTTCTGGTAATTTAAATATCAGAGCAGAACGCGGAGTAACTATAGAATCAAACTCCTTAAGTTTAAAAACTAGAGATGCAACAAGTCAAGTAATGATTGATGGTAATTTAGGTGTAGCTAAAAATACGGTTATCAATGGATGTGCTTTTGTTGATGGTGAAGTGTATTTAAGTCATGTTACATGTCCAGCAGAAGTTCAATATACTGGTGGTGGTATGGGAAGTTTTGGTCAGTTAATGGTTAATGCTGGTTTAGATGGTAAGTTAAAAGGTGCGACAGGTGGTACTGTTATAGGATGGGCTGATATGAGTTATATTAAAAAATTGTATGAAAGTATTTTACCTGGAAATTTTTTAACAAGCATTGCTAAATTACCTTGGAATTTACCTGATAAAGTACCTGTACTAGTTTTCAGTACACCAACAAATGTTGCTTCTGTTGCTGGTAATGGTGGTATTAAATCAAATCCTGAATATTCAGTATTCGTATATCCACATGAACATCCTTTCAATAATATTCCTTGTACATTTACCACAGGACATGCTGGTGTAAGAAACAAAGCAAATATTGCTATGAATTCTGGTAATGTAGTTAATGCGGGCAAAATTGTGCACGGATACAAGCAACCTATACTTTAGGTTTCTTCAAAGAATATCTATAAGATTTCCATTGACTAAAGTTATCGAAAACTCCAAATTGGGCTTGAGCGCAATGTTCAAAAGGACTATAATGCCCATCAGCTAAAAGACTATCATGTAAAGAATAATCTTTATCATAGTCAATTTCTCCTTCAAAAGTTTTATAAGAAACTCTTGCAGCTCTAGCTGTAGCAATTTTTAATTTTTGTTCTAACGATAAACCAGATGTATATTTATCTCCAAAAGGAATATGCCATTCTCCCAAATCTTTTTCTTCTGGTACATTATTTTTATAACATTCTAACATTTTATATGCTAGTTCCCGAATTTCTGGTTGAGCATCTTTATGTGCTCTTAGTTTAAAGAAATTATCAAATTCAGTAGCAGTCAATAATGTGGTAATATGAAAGTAAGGTTCTAAAATTCTATTTACAACTTGTTTATGTAAACCTAATTCTTGTAGTTTCTTGGCATACTCAACAGCAGAATCTCGTGCTTCGTTCCAAAGTGTGATTGCTTTGGTTTTAGTTTCTTCATCCACTTCATTATCAGCCTGCATACCTTTTTGAGATTTTCCCCAATGAACAGGTAAAGCAGGATCAGTTAAAACATCTTTGATAAATTTTGAAATTGGAATTGCTCTAGAAGAAGCTGCATTCCTAGAAAACATTCTATGTGTCAACAATTCAGCATGAATAAATCGAGGATAAGTTAAAATAAAAGATGTAATCCTCTTGGAATTAGATGGTTTATTAACGCTATCAGCAATAATTTTAGCAGTAATCATACGATGATGATACCACAACTATTCCCGTTGTAAAGTTAAATCACTTGATCCACCAAACCATACTTCACACAAGTTTGTGCATCAAACCAAAGATCGTGTTTTAAAATATTATCTAATTCTTTCATAGGAATCTTAGTATATTCTTTATATAAAGATTTTATAGAATTCATAATTCTACGATTATTTTCTTGTTCATCTTCTAATCTTTCAAAAGTACCCGCACAAACAGAACTTAATTGATGAATTAACATGAACCCATTCTTACCTATAAATCTCTTTTTTCCTGCTATACTAATCAATGTAGCCGCACTAGCTGCTGCGCCTTCTATGTATGTATATACTTTAGTACGCAAACTTCTAATAGTGTCTACTGTTGCTAATCCAGCAAATATATCTCCTCCATAAGAATTAATCCTTAGATGTATAACAGGATCAAATTCTGGATCATTCATTGTAATTTTAGCATGTTGCATACGAACATCTAAAATGCGTAAAAGTCTATTTAATTCTGAACAAGTAGTACCAGAAATTTCAGCATAAAAATGTATGCTATTATCTAATTCTTTAATTGATCCTTGGGGAAGTAATATATCCGAAGTAGGCGATTGTGGTTGAACTTCGCGAATGTTTTCTTCTTCATCAGCCATTCCCCAATATTTTCTCATATAATTTATTTATAAACAATATAAGAAAAATCCAATCGATAAAATTATATCACACTAGAAAGTCCAATAATAAAAATTCGTTTACCATATTCATCTAACACATCTGTAGCAGTGCATTTAACTTTAG